AACCAAGTTTCAGCATTCATCATATCAGTTATTTCCGTTTTACTTTTATCTGTACGGTTTGTAAGGATAGTAATCAATGAGTTCTGTAAGGCGTCAATAGCTTTTTGTTCGTTCTCATTTGGGGTTTCGCTTCCGCTGACATTATGAACCATCACTTTTGCGAAATCAAACATTGAGATTTTATCACCACCTAATAAGATAATTCCCCCCATGCTTCCTGCAATACCTTCGTTAATGGTGTGAATTATTGCTTCGCTATTTGTCATGGCAGAGAATATAGAAAATCCCTCAATAACATCTCCGCCTCCGCTATTAATATGGATGTCGATTTGCTTAACGCCAAATTCATTCAGCATCTTGATTTCATTTGCAAACTCCTGACCGGAGATTCCACCCATGCCAATATCATCAAACAGAAATATGTCTGCTCCTTCTTTGGTTACATTTCTTATATATTTAGGAAGTAAATTTTCGTACATGTCTTTTCCTGTGGCTGGCTCAAATAATATAAACTTAATATCATGATCTTTTAACCACGTTTTCGCCTCTGAGGAAGTGAATTTGTCTCTTGGGAATCTATATGATTGTGGTTTTCCTGAACCCTGTGGATCGGTTTTTAGGGGGCCGCCCAATATCCTAATTCCATTTGGAAGTTTCTGCAACTGAACTATCCTGACAAATAAGCCGGGACTTGCTATCCTTGCTGCGTGTTCGTTCGGAAATGGATTTTGTAGCGACATAGTTTTCTTATTCGCTACAAACATATAAAGAAAAAAAAGGAAATAAAAAAGGAGTTTCCTACGTGTCAGTAAATTATTTTGCCAAATCCCTATATATTGTGCGTTCGGAAATGAATAACTTTTTGGCTAAATTCGATACTGCTTTTTGTGTACTGGTAGCTTTGGCAACTACCTTTTTTACGTAATTGCTACGGTCTTTTACTAATGATTTGTCTCTCATTCTGCTCATTGTCCGTCCCCAGTTCTGATTATATCATTATCAATATCCAAGTCCACATTAACATCAACATCAACTGTTCCGCCTGGAATTTCGGTAAGCGAATCATCCAGCTCCCCGCATTCAAATATCATTGTGTTAAAGTCCATCTGCCAGTCAATTACTCTGTCATGGTCGGTGTCCTGTCTTTCGGCAACTCTTAATAGAGGTCCATAGAAATTGTTATCCAATCCCTGTACTGCAAAATATACCTTATCTATTATTGGTGATATAATAGGAAAACTGACTGTCTCATCTTGTAAGGGAGAAAAGGCAATATGAAGCGTTATCAATGCCCCGTCTCCTTTTTGTTGTTTTGAAACATCACCCTCGCTCCCCAATCTTGACGGTTGTTGATTAGTGGTTGTCCAGGGGATGTCTGCGAACTCAATAAAGACGGCATTATAATTAAAGGGAATCTCTCTGTCTTCATTAGTAAGCTGGCTATTCCAAAGTTCAATGGTCTCAATCTCTGTGACAGCCGCTAAAGCCGTTACTATATCATTGAATATGTCGAGTTTTGCGCTCATTTAATATGTAATCTTAATTCCCGTGATAATTTACCATTTACATAGATGCGAGCAAATATGGCATTGTTTAACATCTTAAATAATCTTTTGCTTTTCAGTAAATTGCATAATTTTATTATCAATAATATCCATGTAGTTCTCATCTCTATATTTACTTCTGATTGTGCCATTATTTGAATACCTTATTGACTTCTTTTAAAATTCTTTGTTCTAATTTTATTTCCAACACCCTTGAATTTCCGATAAACTTCCTTTCGGGCATTTTAAATAGGTGCTTGCCGAAGGCCAATCCCCTGAGCCCGAAGTTATGGATCGCTGCATATTTTAAATTAGTGAATATCCTTGTCTTTCTAAATGTCGTTGGGCTTATCCTAATCGACCTTCTTAATGTTCCTGTTTTTACTAATGTAGCTGACTCTATTAACGTTGACGAAGTGCGTCCTTTTCCCAGCCTCTTTCTGCGTGGAATCCATCTCTTTAAGTTAAAATCAGTAAATCCTTTCCTTCTAAAACTATCTAAAAAAAAGTTTTTAGCTTCCTTTCCTAATATAATAGGTAAGGTTCTTTTTTGTTGCTTAAGTAATCTTTTGGTTAATCTGAATTTAAAACTACCTACCTTTTTTACGCTCATTCTGTTGGCATATTAGATAATCATTGTCATTTGAGTTCCTTCTATAACCTTGTCCCTTTTTGCGACATTATCTTTAGCCCATAAAGGTTGTAAATTAGTAAAATGAAAACATTTCCTTTGTTCACTTTCTTTTGATAAATCAAAATGAGCACAGGGAATTATATGATCTATATGCCATCCCCTTCTGCCATAATTATTCCAATTCATTTTTTTTGTGAATTTCCTTTCAATATGTTTTTTTAAAACATCTATTTTACATCCTAATAATTCTAATGTTGATTCGGATTTGCTATTCCCATTTAGAACCATATTTGTCCGCCTTTTTAAATTATCTTTGATTTTAAAATTAATATCTGTTATTCTTCTATTCCTCATATATTGATTAATTCTTTTCTTATTTTTTTCAATACTTTTTCTATACTTATCTTTATTATTGGCATAATATTTTCTTCCATATTCTCTCAGTTCATTCCTATTATTTTCTCTATGCTCCCTTCTTCTTTTATTGATTTTTTCTTTATGTTCATTATACCATTTGGCTTTTTTGATTTTTAAAATATTTTTATTTATTTCTCTGTAATTCTTTGCATTTATTTTTATTTTTTCTTTGTTTGTTTTCCTGTATATTATTGCTGTTTCTTTTGATTTTACTATATTTTTTCTTCTCCATTGTTTAGCTCTCTTTTTATAACATTCTTTGCATTGACCGACTATTTGGTTTTTACATTCTTTCTTTTTATAATATTCATTTATTTCTTTTTGAATATTACATTTTGTGCATGTTTTAGTTTTCATGCTATAAATATACAAAAATATCAACTAAGAGGCAAGTTGAAATTATTATCTTTTAATATTTGAAAAGTATCATCTACCAAAAAATATGGATGCGGGCTTCTGCCTTTGTCCGGGAATATTATCTTGTGCTTGCCCGGATTAATATTGAATATCTTGCTGTCGTTCTCCAAACTTTTTATCTCTCCTTTTGTCTGCTCTTTTACTGTCTTTAGATGGTCGCCTAAGTTGGTTGTTTTTTCTTCGCCTTCTTCTAATTGAATGGCAATACATCTACAAGCCCAATCACATGGCGGATTATGTGTGTCCCAAAACGGATCATCCACTGGCTTTACTATCCCATCCCAAGCCGCATGAAGCGGTCTAACCCTATCATCACCAGCCGTTTGATATTTAAGAAGCGGTAAAGTCTTTTTATCCCTTTGAATATCCTGCCATTGAACAGCCGATTGTGCGCCTGCTACCGTTGTTTCAAATTCAGTTCTTAGCCAGTTCTTATTATACTTGTCGAATATCTTTAAAGCATCCGCCCTAAATTCAGTAAACGGTCTTAAATTCCCGCCTGCATCAAGTACAAAGTTTTGGGTATCGCTTACATTTTGAAAGGTTTTAGCAGCACTAAACTTATTGACATTCTCATTTAATCTTGTTAGTATCTTGAAATCTGCCGTCCTCTCTGTAAAGTCCGCTAACGTGCCCCCAAACCCTCTAAACAGCCCCTTTTGAAGCTCTTTCCATGTATCGCTAAAGAGAACTACCGGAGGCGCAAAGACGGTTATAACTCCGCTCCATATACCTTTGAATATGTTATCTCTTTCTTCGGGGGTTATCATTAGTTAATTTCAAAAGTCATCTGTCCATTTATAATAAGAGAACCATTAGGAATAGTTGAACCATCAAGCCGTCTTATCCTAATAGTAGTACCATTTACCGTATCAAATGTTGCAACTTCACGAGTTCCTGCAATTGTTATTTCCCCTAAAGTAGTCATAGAATTGGCAATAGCATCTTTGCCTCTTGGTATTTTAAATTCAATAGCAGCGGTCGGTCCCGATGCTATTGTTGATGTAAGTATGCGAAGACTAATGCTCATCATTTTCCCCAATATAAAAGTCCTTATGTCTTGCCCACCGGCAGATGGAACCCATGTTCCAGTGAGTGATGTGAAATCCGCTGCATCAAAAGAATATACCTGCCATACTCCGAGTTTGTCTCCGATAAAACTTAAATTCCCACTTGAACCGCTAATGTTCGCCCTATTTTTTTCGTAAGTATCTTCTATTGCAGCGTTTTGAAATGTCTTATTTCCACGTGAATCAAATGTTGTTACTTTGACAAATGTATTATTTATTGCTTGGTCAAATGCCGCCTGTGCATCTACCTTTAGCAGTTCACCGTCAAGTAATATCCAGCCCTCTGTTAAAGTAAATGCCCCCGATACCCCGCCTAAAACACAACCCTGAATTATAAAGTCATCTCCGAACCCTCTTAATAGGTTGTTAAATGCCTGATAAATGCCTTGTTGATTCGGGGCTGTAAGTTGTCCTAAAAACCATCGTAGATCATCCAATACGAGCGGGAAGCCACCTACTTTCGTATTATTCGTGAGTAATTTGTTCAATTTGTTTAAGTTTTAAGTTAATGAATTAAAAAATTGATTCGTTATGTTGCCTTTCTCAACGCCTTCAAAACTCCTTCCGGCAGCGTTAAATAATCTTATCTGTGATTTTATCCTTTCGTTTGAGTAGTCCGGTTGCAATGTAATTCCTAAAGGTATTTCCACCCTGTAATCGAAAGGGAATTCATCTTGAAAATTGAATACGAATGTGATGTCTTTTACAAAATCCCAATTCCCGCTCGGTGGTTCATCATTCGTGTTATTGGTATTTGCCTGATAGACCTTGTTGTCCGTACCAACCGCAAAATCATCAACTATATACGCAATAGTCGAATCCCAATTATTGTAAAAAAAAACATCCTCTCTTTCTTCCGCCTTATTGAATAGATATAATACTCTTATAGTATTATCGTTCACTATCACTATCCCTTCAGTAACCGGGTCGTAAATGTCATTTAAAAACCTTTCCAAGTAAATAGTTCGTGCATCGAAATTCAAAAAATTAGCTATAAATAATATGAACTGATGCAAACTGCTATTCTTCTGCCCGAAACTTTCTACCACTACCCCGTCATTGTTGATTGTCTTTAGGGGCTTGATGCCCGAAAACATAAACCTCAAAAGATTATCCTTCCGTAAAAAATGAGGCGTTAATTGGAATATAATATCTTTGAAATCAATGTTGAACATTTTATATGCTAATAAAGGTCAAATTAGAAATCGTATCCCACTTGGTAGGGTCAAACGCTTCCGGTACACCTATGTTTACATTAGCCTCGTAAACAATGCCTTCAAATCGCACCTGATCCCCGATTACATAAGTCAAAGAACTGTCGTAATCCGCAGGAGTTAATACCACTATCGGGGACGGATCGGTAACGAGATAACCGGCATTAGGCAAATAGGTTTCAGTTATTACCGCCAATATATCACTGAAAGACAATGTGCCGAATTTGGCTTCTACAACATCTGCCACAGCATTAACAACCCCCCTGGCTGCTTGTATTGCATCGGTTTGGTCTTGAACCCTAAACGTGCTATCAAATGGCAAGCCCTCTATATATCCATCAATAGCTTCCTGAACCGGGAATGTACCATCCTCGATAAGCGAGCCATCAGCTTTCATTACAAGTGGATCGAATTGAATAGTATAGGCTGTCTTTAATATATCGGGGTCATCGCTTATTACTATCGTCTTAGTGCCGGCTATCTTGAATTGATTGAGATATGCCTCAAACGCTGTTTTTTCAACTGTGGTCAATTTTTCTAATCCTCCTGCACCATCATCTTTAGCAATCTTAATAGTTACAACCTGATTAATATCCCTTGCCGATGCCTGTTTTATTATCTGCTTGGCTATGGCTGCTATCGAGGTAGTATCGGAATATTGAAACTTGTCATTTAAAAACACAAGCATATCGCCTAATTGAAACTTTTTACTTTCAATGACATAGAATCTCGTTGTGGCAGGGACTATTTCTAAAGCTCTTTTCTCTACGTCTGACTTAAATACATCGAACAAGCTCTCATGTACGAATATAGCAACAGCAATCATCCAAAAGATTAGACGCCATATAGCAACCTTAGAGGCGGTTTTCCGTTCGGGGGGGATATCCTTGGCCGGGTCAGGAACTACCGGGGAAGGCAAACCCGACAAACCGCTTAAGGGTTTCTTTTTTACAAT